GATTCTGCCTTCCGTGCTTCAGGTGAGAACTCACCGAACTGCATCACGGCTTGTTGAGCTGCGATGGTCAGTTCCTTTATTTCGGACTTCATTGATTTGAAGTCAGGTTTTTTGACGGTTAGGTCAATCGTTGCGTTTAGTGCCATTAGTGTCCTTCTGCTATTATGTAAAATTGAACGCCATCAGTAGTGATGACATCGTATGAATGTGCTGATGTTTGTGTGTGCGTGTCGCTGCCGTCTATTTGAGCAGCAGTTGCCGTGTCAATGGTCACTTGATGACTTGGTAATGGCTTTTTGATAACCCAAGTTTTACCACTTAGTCCAGTTGGATCAGGTAGAGTGATTGTAAAATTCCCGGCAGTTGTTGATGCTATGATCAACCAATCATATTTTGTTGCCGAGTAGTTTGCTGATACGGTTGTAACTGCACCACCACTCAAATAGTTTGGATACATCTCAAAGTTGCCAACATAGAGTGTATCAGATTTGGTGACTTCAAAGTCCGTGCAGACCAACGCAACACTCCCTTCAGCACCCATTGAATAATTCACTCGCCTTAATCCAAGACCTGAATTGTTTGCACCGTCCGAAGATTGTACAATATCGTATCCAGTAAACACACCACCGCCACTTCCCGTGCTTCCGCCTACATTTACTTTGCGGATACCCGGTCTGATAGGATTGCTTCCACCGGGATAGATATCTCCGTATTCTTCCGTTTCTTCTCCTTGTCCCGTTCCTGCACCAATCTTCTTTGTTGTGATGGTTGCTGGTGGTATGAACTGAGCCAAAAGGAATTCGCATTCATAAACGCCTTCTTCAACCGGATTGTAATCGTTGACCTTGTTCAACCTCCAGTATTGTCCTTCAAAGAAATACAAATTGTTGAATCGTAAGTTGTACCAATCCGATGGCGTGATTCTAAAATAAGCTCGTGCAATCTTGGAGTTCTTGTTTGTGATCTCGCTAATAAATCGGTAGTAGAAATTTGTGACAAGGTTTGAATTTCCGTATTTGTAACCAGCACCAACACCAAGTTCTTTCGGCATACCAAATAGTATGTCAAAGGTCGGATTGGCGATGTTGTCATAATGAATGGTCAACGGAAGTTTGCGTTGTACCACATACGGAAAGTTCCCAACTCCGTAGAATGGTGCATAGAATCTCCAAGATACATTGTTCTGCGTTCCACCATAATACAAAATCCGCAAATCCCCATCATTCTGAGCTTCCACATAACTCAATACAAAGTTCGTTTGTCCGTTGTCGTAGTTCTTTATTTGAGTAGGTGAGAAAATTATGTCAATCTTCTTCTCGGTCTTGACAAAGTCATTGTCAACTTTGTAGGTGCGTGATCCGTATGTTGATTGATAGAGTTCCTGGTATTGTTTGTTGGATGTATCTGCTCCCTCTTTGTAACTGAACACATAAGGATTGGCATCCAAATCACCCATCGGAATAATCTCAACGGGTTGCGAGTAGTCCAACTTCTTTGACCAATCCACATTCACTCCGTTGTAGAAATCATCACGGGGAACGCATCGAAGAACCTTTGGTTGGTCTTGCGTTGGTTCAATGTATAAGTTGAACATCTTGACAAACGACATCAGCATCTCGCTTTGCTTGACTTCCGAGTTTAAGAATATAGAGAATTCAACCGTTTCGTTGTATGCAAAGTTGAAAGCGTTTTGGTTGTTTTCCATAAACGAACCGATACCCATTGTCAAACTGAAAAACGCATTTGTCAAATTAGTGGCATTGGATTGGTCGTAAATCTGAACCAATCGGATGTCAATCAAATCACCACTCGCAACGCTTGGAGATGTCAGGTAAATATATTCTGATGACGGCTGATTCGCTGCATCAATGTTGATGGTTGCAGTTGACTTCAAAACTCCGTTCACATACAAGCCAAACATCCCAAACACATCAGGTGGATTGAGCGGTGAGTAACCGGTCACGGCAAACTGCATCCCAAATTCAATCAAGAAATTATATGCTCCACCAATCGGTGCGGTGTATTGACCAGTTGTCGGATTGTAGTTTCCACCATTGTCAAAGTTGCCCCCCGTTGAATCGTTGTTGAATATTAAGGTAGTTCCCAAGTCGATGTTCTGACTTGATGTTGCTCTTGATCCCCTAAACAATCGTTGTGTCAACAATGCCGAGTTGCCCGTCAATCCGTTTGGTGGTGGTATAATTAATCTTTTGAATCGGTCAGTATTGAAGAATGAATCCGATGTGTACGAATACCCAGCATTTGTGAATATCTTATCAACGATTGTCTTGGCATACAAGCAAGGAGTGAACCACGCTGCTTCCCATTGGGTGATGTTCCTCAATCCTGAATATCCTCGATCAATCATCGCATAAACATAACCACTTCCGTAGGCAAATGCTTGTGGACTTCCGTTCTTTACAATCTGATTATCCCAAGAATCAATGATGTTCCCACTTGTCAAGGTGTGATTGTATTCGGGAAAGGACAACACATTCAATTTGCGGTCTGCGATGGTCGTGAATAGATCAGCCGTTTGTCCGTGCAAGGAACATTCATATTGGATGTCCGTTGAATCAAGCACATTGATTTGAATCAACCTAATGAATCCACGCAACTGCTCAATCTCGTCAAGCAACACCACGACATCCGCTTTCTTATTCGGATTGAAGTCGGGTGCAAACTGCGTAGTTCCTTGAATGGTTTGTTCAACCTCAAAGATGTGACCAAATAGTTTGTTGTTGGCACGAGTACCAGGAATGACAACCGTCTTTGTCCACTCACTTGACCTTGTTTCAGGTGACTTGATGTCAGCAATTGACTTGGAGATGAGAATGTCAAAGTTGTCCGTTAGGTCAACTGGTGAGTTATTGACTAATAACCTGATCATAGTCGTTGTGATTTGTCAGCGAATGACAAGGTAACATCAAGTTCAAGGTTGAACAACTTGTCCTGCACACCTTTCTTTTGCTCATAGTTGGCATTGTCAATGTTGACCGCATACAAAGTGCCGTCATACATATAAACAACCGGTGACTCAATTAGATCACGCAACCAAACCGATTCGGTGTCATCAATCCAATTGGATGTGAGCTTCACTTTCTGACTGGCAGTTGTATGATAGTTTGAACGAGTCCGAACACTTGTCGCATAACCGTATGTCGCACCGAGTGTGTACGGATTGGATTGGAATTGCTTTCGTGCAACCTCAAATGTATCTCGTCTAACCATATTGAATCTGAAGGAATCAAATCCTCCCAAACGATTCATAAAGAAGATATCCGTTGTTTCGTATTTGCTGCACTCGTCTTTGATGTTGATGCGATAGGTTTCTGACTTGGCAGTCCCACCAAGTTTCAAGACCACATCAAAGTAAGTCGCTGCACCTGGTATTGTCAGTTGGCTTCCCACAGGTATTCTCACGACCTTAGACGAAGGCAATGTGAATGTTTGTGTACTTGCATCGGAGTAGGTAATTACAACGCTTGTGGCATCACCTTTCAAAGCATACAACCAATCCTTCTGAGTGCGATGGATTGACCTCGTTCTGACATTTGTCAAGAACTTTGCTGATGATGATGTGGCAAGATATTGAGCTTGTGCGTAAGTGACCAAATCAAACGGATTCAAGGCAGCATTCCAAACTGTTCCAGTTGCGGAAGTTAGGTTCAAATACTCCGTGATTGTTCCCGTTGCTGATGGTGAATACTCATACCCAAACTCCACCGAATAATCCGAGAATGAATCAACGCAACCGCTTGGAGATGTATCCGTAAACGACCAATTGTTGCTGACATAACTTTCCATTATGCGACCAATGTTGAACACTCCCTTGTTTGTACTTCCAAAGTAGATGGGTGCTTTTAACTTGGCAACGGATGTCGCTGCAACTTTGACATTTGCAATGAACTTGAAATTGTCTTTTGTGTAGATACCACCGCTTGATTCCGTGATGACAAAGTTTGTGTCATTGAATCCGGGATGATACGAATCGGGTTGTTGGGTGATTGATAGAGCCACGATAAAAAATAGCGGATAGGTGGTTGCGTTCCAAATGCGCTCACTTTTATTTGATTGCGCCTATTTTGCACTATATAATGGTTAATTGCACCCATTTTGCACCACATTGACCAGTATATTAGTTAATTGATTGCACAATAATTGCACAATAATGTGTCTTATAGTACCCGAAAGCATATAGTTTTGGGTGTTTTATGCCACATTATACCCGAATGCATATACTTATAATGGAAAATTTCATGCAGTTATACGGGTAATCACCGTGTATAGTGGAAAAATTTGACAAGTATTGTAACAAATTACGACAACTATTTGTTACAACATCTCATTCAGACAAGCCACGATGTACGGATTGAATCCTTTCCCGGCTGCATCCTCCAATCGTTTCTGCCGTTCTTTGGTCTTGGCTTTGTAGAACGCCATCGCATTCAAGAACTCGATCAACGGCATATCAAGAATGAAGTCCCACTTGGTTCGATCACCTTTGACAATCTTGTCAACTATCTCCAACCAAACTATTGGCGATTGGTCAATTGCTCGGTCATCTCCTTCATCTGCCCCGTCAAAGAGGAGAGGATACTTTTCAATAATTCGGGATAAACTTCCAAAAAAAAAAGAGCATAAGTGTACGGAAGTGGAACAGGCAATTGCATCATCAACGCACATTTGTCCTCATAGTGTGCTTGAGCATCAACGACCTTCTTGTTCCTTCCAAAGAAATCAACCTCAACCGATAGCAAGGCAACAATCTTATTCAGCGACTCAATCACATCCCCGTTGAATACCTGCTGGAGTTCGATGAAGTGGTGACCACACATCTCGTTTGGCGTTTTGGCTAATCGGAAATATCTGCCACGCAGTTTGAATGTGAACTTGATTGGTGCTTTGGGTAGGTCATTGAGAAACGACAACTTTGCGAACTCGCTTGTCAACCTGTCCAATGTCATTGATTCGACCTCATCCATTGAAAGGTTCAAAGCGATGGCAAGGATGTTCATCTGCCTTTCAAGGTCAGACATATCACGACAAGAGTGAATCTCTTGCAGTTGGTGGATGGTTATGTTTTTCCAATTCATATCGTTTCAATTTGGTTTGAGCAATGTGCATTTTTTACACTATGCAAAATAAAATGTTCCTGGTCTATTATGAGCTTTGCAATCAACGGCAAGTGCTAGAGCCATTACACAGTCATCGTGTAGTCCGGGCGGTGCAGTATATCGCACACCCGTTCTTGTGTACTCAAATTCAAAGTTTTCCATCTCAGAGCCAATCGGTTCTTCAGGGAAAAAGACATCGGTTTGTTGCACCGACATCACAAGTCCTTCAATCAGTTGTTGTTTGCTTTGGCTTGTAAACTTGAATCCCTTCACCCTTTGACAAAGTCGCTGAAGTTGTTCAACGATAGGATCTCCAACACCAGTTGAATCCACAAACGATGGTGTGTTGCCAATCAGTTTGACAATCCTCGCTTGAGTGACTGACCAATCCGCTTGGAATCGTTCGCAGTATGATACGCAATTATTCGCATCCATACCAATAATAACCGTATAATCCGAGTATTTTGCCAAATCCACACCCCACGCAACAACGGGCATTGATGAAATTGGTCGGTAACATTTGCGTATTGCATCCAAGCCAAACGGATTCGACTTGTCATCGGCTGGTTCGGCAAGGTAGAGTTCACGGAATACATAATCGGGTAGATCTCGCTTTGCTTGTTCAATCTCTTTCTCCGAGATGATGCCTTCCCTTGCTGCATCGTATGCCGTTATTTTGAAATACTTGTATTCGGCTTCTCCTTGCCTTGCTCGTTCTCCTAATTTGTAGAACCAATTCTTTTTGCCTTTGACATTCCCAATCAGTTTGCATTTGCCTTGTGTTGCAGTCAGCGTTGAACGGAGTGCATACCACGATTCCTCACGCATCCTTGATGCTTCATCAATTACCGCAGCATACACATCATCACCATACAAGTTGTCCGGCTTCTCACCTGACTTGAATTCAATCCTTGCACCAGTTGGCAAGGTCAACAATAGTTTTGTTTCGTTGCTAAGAAAGAAGTTCTTGTCCGTGACTTGGTTCTTCATCCTTCGGAATGCAATCTCCGCTTGTTGGTATACTGGAGCAACCCACCACACCGACTGACCATCCTTGCATTGAAGTGCTTGTTCAAATAGCCAAATGATATGTGATGCCGTCTTTCCCGTCTTGGTACTCGCAGCCGTAATAGTGAAACGGGCATCGCAGTCAAGGATGTCCTTTTGGTAGTTGGTTAGATATGGTCGGGTATAGTTTATTTGCACAACGATTTGTATAACTGCAATCTTGTCAAATTGTGGAGTTCAAGATTGTGATGCTTTTGGCAGTAGTCGTAATTGCTCACGCCCATTGACTCACGAACTGAACGACCGGCATCCACGAGTTTTTGAATCGCAGTCCTCCATTCGTTGTGCTGAACAAACAACACTCCGTCATTGTCCCCGTGGTATAAGTAAGGATAAACCGCAGAACAAATGATTGGCTTTTTGTATGCACTCGCTTCAACTATCTTCAGCTCAGATTTGCATTGGTTGAACTTGGTATCTTGCAACGGTGCAACCACGAAGTCAAAGTGACGATACACCTCACCATATTCAAACACGCTTGTTCCTTCCACGATCTTGGCATCAGGCATACTCTTGGCGATGCGATTCCAAATCTCTCCTGGTGTATAACCGCAGATGTAGAATTCAATGTCAAGTCCTTTGATTTGGTCAGCAATCAACTTCAAGTCCTCCTCGTGTGTAACCCCACCAACCCAACCGACCTTTACTTTGTCGTTGCGTTCCATCGGTTCGGCTTCCCATTGCTTGTGTGTGTAGTCAAGACAGTTGGATGCGATGATGACATTCTCATTGATTTGGCGAATCTCTTTGGCAAGTGCTGGAGTTGTGGTGATCACCGCATCAGCGTAATTGATGGCATCCTTCACACCTTGTTTGATTCCTTTGCGATACGCCCAATATGCTGGATTGTATTTTGGTAGCACCCAATAGTCATCAATGTCCACGACATAGGGAGTGCCTGAATCAGCAATCTTCTTTAAGACATCATAATGCTTTGCACCAAGCCATCGTGAGAAGATGATGACATCAAATTGCGTGTAGTCAAGTGTGAGCCATTCTTCGGGTGATTGGCAAACGCTGACATCCGCTTGTCCGTCAATTTGCATCCGAAGATGTGGCGTGAATAGTCGGTGGTAAACTACACCATTGATTCCGTCCGTTAATATCAGCAGTTTCATTCGTTGGGTAGAATTGGGATGGGCATCCAGTACATCACATTAATCCAAGCCATTGTGTTTTCGTCAATCCACATATCGTCAATAAACCGAGCAAGTTTGATTTCGCCATCAAAGGTTGCAACGAGTTTAAGTTCTCCGTCATACGGTGGGAATGTGTCCTCACCTCTCCAAGTTTTTTTCATCGAGATTCAAAGTTATAGTAAAGTTTTTTGATTGGATTGTTTGGTCAATGGTTTCTTTCGGTTTGCCTTGTGATCGTGTGAGCAACATCTCCAAGTTAAAGAGAGAGTTTTTGTCGTGACCTTTTAGCAATGCACCTGCAATTGTGCGTTCCATAATCGTGTACTCATCCCCTCGGTCTATCTTCTCCAGTTCCTTCCGTGATAGCGACAACATTGACAACATCGTTTCTTCCACCTGAGTTTTGGTGTATCCGATTTCCTTCATTTGGGTTATGAGCTTCTGCGGTCTACCGTTGCCGATTCGCCTTTCATCCTCGCCTTGTTTGAAGGGTTTTAAGTTCTCTATTGCTTTTGGATTGTTTGCCATATTTATCACATTTGCATCACATTATTTTACCATTGACAATCTTTGTTCGTGAATGGATTTCAACCACTCTTTGTATTCCTTCTTGTCCCCAAATTTGATGTGATCCTCACGACATATCGCCATCAGGTTTTCAATCGCATCGGCTTCTTTGCTCCCTCCGATTCCCCTTGCTTCAATGTGATGGATGTCAACGGCAGTTTTGCCACACACCTCACAAGGGATGAAGTCACTAATGTCGTATCCGAAATGGTTCAAGTATGTCAAGGTATGTTTCTTCATTTGGTGAATAGCAATGACCAGGATGTTGGATGAGACAATCTTTGCCAAAAGATGAATCCACACTTCTCAAATAGTTCTACCCACTCCGCTTCTTGCTTGATGTTGATGTGTCCCCATTCCGCATCGAAGTCCGTTGTGTTCGGTGTTGATGAGAAGTGAAAGTAATTGCATTTGAGTTTTGTCAAGAACGGAATGAGCTTTGCATCGGGGATGTGTTCCATCACCTCAATGGATGCTACCAAATCAAAGTGCTTGAATGTTTGGGTCGTGAAGTCCTTTGAATAGATTTGAAGTGTTTGTCCCTCGTTGATTGTCTTCAGTCGT